CAGATCGTAAAGATTCTGTTATTGAGACTGATGATAACGTAATCAGATCTCCAACTTACGCTGCGGAGCATTCCCGGTTAAAGGCAGGTATTACTGAAAATATAAATTGGCTCTTATCTGGTACTGTGACCGGCGGCCAGAATTCACTCCTTCGACTCTTACTGCAATTTAAGAAAGATGAGATAAGACATGAGTGTCTATCTACTATTGATTCTCATCATGGTAGTATTCATACACGCAATCTCTTTCTCCCTAAGCACTTCGGTGGTATGGGCGTTGTTCCTCCTGTAGATTGGAGGTTTAAAGTAAGCACAACGAGCAAGAAAATTGCCAACCAATTAGTTGGTGACCAGAAGTACTCCGATACTCAATTTCCACTTCGTGGTTATGAGGTCGTTGAGGTAGACTGTAACGATCCCTCTCCCTGGGCCCGCGTGGTTAAAGAGGAGACCATGCCTGTCTTTAGTGACAAAGGATGGTTTAGCTTCAATAAGAGACGCTTACAGCTCGGTCATAATATATATTCAGGCCTTCCAAACACCTTTCGTCTAAAGGGACAAAGGGATAGTAGGCAGGGATGGTTTGCAACCACTATCCCCCCTAAGATGCTTTCCGACAGTTGGTCGGAGTATGTTTTCGAGCCGATGGCACACTACGCAGAGGGCATTAATTTGCACTCTGTGGTTAGCGTCGGTCTCGCCTGTTAATTCAGCCTTTTGTTGTGCCCTAAGCAAGGCGTAAAACTGCTATTGGGTCTTTCCTTTAATCCTCCAAAACGGCGGTAGGCCTCCCTCGGTGGAGGTAACCTTAATTAAACCGTACCAAGTTGATTCTTGGTAAACCTTTTGCAAATTCGAATAGAAAACTGCGGAATACATAGGCTTAAAACCTGGTGTATCGTAGTATAATGGTCCCGCAAATTATGTAAAGTCCTTTTTAGGTATTACTTTTCGGGTTAACTGTAGCAGGCCGAAGCTTTGACTTCTTACCTGGCGAATCCATACATTAGGTTCGAATTACCAAGTCTCGATGTAGAGTCTAGAGACTGCACGGAGGACGTCGAGAACGTCGGTGTTGTTGTTGATATCCTTAACAGGACCACTTCAATCGTTAATCTCGTACCGGGGACTGATGAACAGTCCGTCCATATTCAGACGTATCCAATACAATGAATAAACAACAAAGTAAACAACTTCTTCCAACACAAAACTCAGTCTCGCGTAACAGCAGACGAAATTTCCAGCGCAGGGCTCGCTCCTTACAGCCCCTGCCAAATCCAGCACCTAGAGCTCGGATCGTATTAAGAGATCCTGCTCCCCGTCCTCGTCGATTTGAACAAGATCAGGTCGGAGCCGTTGTTAAAACAAGGCTTACTCGACTAGGAATGTCGGATATTCGTAGTCACCGCCTTTCTTGGGTGATAGGATATACCTTCGTGGGTAATGGAACAAATGGTACCGCGAATTCTGTCTATTTCCAGACTGCATCTTCTACCTATCTGATTGTTGCCCAAGGCAACAATTCCAGTGGTCAGGTCCCTATTGCAGCTTCCGATTTAGATCTCGGAGCAACTTATGCTTCCGATATTGAGAAACATTTTGCAAGAAAAGTAGTTAAAAGGATGTGGATCCATATCGACTCACTCCAGCCGTCTACGTCAAATAATATGATGTGCGTTCTGGGTGTTTCTCGCGGACCAG